CTGTTATTTATATTTGGGTTTCTTCTATAATTTCCATCTGATTTTCTGCTATTAGATGTGTAATTTGATGGTGTTGATTGATTTAGACCAAATCTTTCAAATGGATTAACACTTGTTGCTCCAGATTTTTCTGCATCTTCTATAACTTGTTGCTCTGTCATTGCTCTTGCGTAGTTTTGTTGATCGTTAGTTCTATCTCTTTCATTCTTAGCATCTATTTGATAATTAATTTCACTTTCATCAAATTGTTGATCTCCTGTCATTAATTTATTAGCTGCTTGTGAGTTATCAATTATTTGCATAGGATTTTGTAAATTATAAACTGGCTCTCCATCTTTATTGTTTGTGAAGCTATATCCAAGTTCATTTAATTTTTCTCGCATGAAATCGTTTCTTAATTGTCTGTTATTTCCAAATAATTTATCTATTCCCATTGTAAATAATCCAAAATTTGCAGGATCATTTAAAGTATATTGACCATTTTTGCCTGTCATGTAAGCACCTGCACCAGTAAGATAATTTAAAAATTCATAATCATCCATTTTTTTCATATCATCAATAGAGTAATATTCTCTAGGAGGAGCATCTGGATTATCATCTCGTTGTTCATCATAAGCTGATTGACCAAATTGTTCTATTGGTTGGCATATACCATCGACTAACATATAACCTGGAGGACAAGGATCTACCGGTGCATCAGTTGGTGGTGTCGTATCTAGTAAAGGATTTGGGTATAACGCATCTGATGGTAAACCTTGTTCAGTTCGTAAATCAAAGTTAGGATTACGAAATACATCTGTTGATGGTGTTTTTGGTGTGTTTAAATGCTCAGTAATAATATCTTGAGCAGTTTTAGACATACCAAAAGGTACAAACTCATTCATTAGTTCAATCCTTGTTGTAAAATTTTAGATGCTAGTTTTTCTTTTTCCATTTCGTTTACTTTTTGCTCTTTAATAATTTGCGATGCTAATTTTTGTTCGTCTAAATTTAATTTTTGCATTTTAACGACATTGTCAGCTTCTAGTTTTTTGTTTTTAAAGTCCATGTCTGCCATTGCTTTTTGTTTTTGTAATTCTATTTGTTGTGCAGCAAGTTGCAGAGCCGGATCTTGTTTTTGTTCTTTCGGTGGCTGTGGAGTTTGTGTCTCTGGATTAATAAAGAACTGACTTGCATCCTTATAACCACTATTTTGTAAATACTTTTCTAATGTATTGTAAATAGTTTGTGGTGTAACCATGCCCATTCCACCTTGTGAAATCATTTTTTCTTGTACGTTTAAAACTTGTTGTAATACTTGTAGTCGTTGGTCTTGATTACCTGTACCTAATCCTACTTGTACTGTTACATCGTATCTGTTTGACCATTCACGAGGATTCATTGATACAAAATCTCCTCTTAGTTTAACAATACGTTCTTGATCTTGGTATTCACACACTACTTGTAAAATATTTTTAAAGATATCTTTGACTCCTTCGGCAAAACATCGTGCAATTAATTCTATGCGTTGCGTAGAAGCATTCATCATCTGATTTACCGAAGTCGCTGTTGTATGTGACTTGTTAATCGTATCTGGATTTAAACCCATTTGTTGTTTCGGTACTCCAGAACGTTGTTCTTTTAATTCTTCTATCTTGCCAAGCATTGCCAAACCATCATTGAGGAAGTTTGGAGTCTGCATTGGGGTAACTGCATTAGGCGATTTTACTCTAACGATACCACCACTTCTTGCTGTTAATAAATCATCCAAGTTCGCTTGACCATCAACAACAATTGTTCTTGCGTTGTTTTGAAAATACATATTATCAAGTGTATTTCGCAACACAGCAGTTTTTACTTGCTGTAAATCAGCTAATAAATCATAAAAAGACAAACCAAAGAAACGAAAAGGCATTGGAATTCCAACACACATTGCAAATGGTATCATCGAGATCTCTTCGTTCTCTAAAATTGTATAATTATTATATCCACTACCACCGACAGTAATTTTTCGTAACTCAGCAATGCCATCATTATCCATATCGGCTTTCATGTAGCATTCTGTGATCTGAACAACACGCAAAGCAGGATCAACAACACTAGCATCCATGCCAGTTGTGTCATCATCGTAACTTCTACGAACAATAGCTTCGGTATTGTAGATTTGTTCTTCGGAAGTAGGTAAACTTTCGACTAATTTTCTGTCATAACCCATGTCAATCAGTTCAGAGACTGTTTTCATCACTCGTTGTGCAATAAAATCACAATCTTTTAGTGATGTTGCTCGTTTAGAGACTAAAATTTCCTCAGGTGGTACAGCATCTATCTGTACTCGACCATAATCTTTGTTTCTTTTGACCTCTACGTCATAAAAAGTTGTTTCATTTTCTATAACTTCATCAACACCAACGATTTCTACCTCATCATCAATGAGTAATGCCTGGTATTGCATTTCGTTTAAGTGTTCGTAGTTCTCTTTTTTCTGTTCAATAGACTTTTTCCAATACACTTTACAAAAACCATTCTTTTGAAGAAGAGCAGTCTTGAACATGGAGTGCAAAATAGCAAAACCATTGTTGTCTTTTGTAAATATATGGTTGCAGTAGTCTGTTACTTGCTCTGCATATGGCACATCTTCCGGTTGGGATGGCTCAAAATTAACCATCTTGTCCGATTGGCTAAACATACGCATCAAGCTAGGGAGGATAGCTTCAATTGTTTCTAATAAATCTTGGCTCACAACACTTGATCTGCCTTCTACTTCATTTCCTAGTGGCTCTCCTAAGTAATATTTAAGAGCTTCTTTTCGTTGTGTTGCTAAATCACTTGAATAAAATCCAAGAGAGTTTTGTATCTCCTGTGATATTAATGAAAGTAATTTTGTTTTTGTTAATTTTGCCATTCGTTAAATTATTCCTAAATTTTTGTATTGTATTTCAGTATTCCATTCGCTTGACTGATTATTGCCTACGGCAAAGTACCTGAAAGCATCTGCACTATGCGAAGTCCAGTCGTGTACTGGTTTATTTTTTAACTCTCCTTTTTCGGTGGTTGCCCATCGGTATTGTCTAAGAGCATCAAGTCCATGTTTTGTTTTTTCGTGATCCCACCAACAACGAGACAAGATCATCCGGACAGCGTTAATCCCATCCTCAATACTCAGCTTCGGAACAATAGATGTTCTTAGTCCAAGACTCTGTGCTGTCTCTACACGACTAACACCTGTTCCTATTTCTCGTACATTCGCATCGTGGGGTAAATAATGCGTATCGTAAATATATTTTTTTTCATCCAAGACAGTTGCGTAGTATTCTAAACTCTCTCCACTATCCTCGTAGTAATCAATGATATGAAAAGCTGATCCTTTTATCTGCACAAACCAGATAGCTGTTTTATCTGCCATGCCTAAATCCCAAAAGGTATTTACTTTAATGCGTTGATCGTAAGGTACTTTTGTTATGCGACCTTCTTCATCTGCTTTGACTAATCCTTTCGAATAAATACTGCCGATAGCTGCACTATCAAAAGAACATTCAAATTCGGCTTCGTATATCTCTTCTGGCATTAAAGCCTTTGCTTCATTTAACTCTAACTCAGAGATAATATGCGTCTCACTTGCTTTGTATATTTTTGCAAACCAATCGTCTTGGTGTAGTGCATGGTCATACAACTGATGAAAGCTGTTGTGACCCTGTGGTGTGCCAATCGCAATCATCCACCCTTCTCTATCACTTAGAGCAGGTCTAATAATCTCTGTCCATAGTCTCGGTGGCATTTGTGCTACCTCATCCAGGATAACACCATCAATATATAATCCTCTTAAACTGTCTGGTCTTTCACAACCAAGCAATTGTATTCTTGCACCATTTGGTAAATCACAGCGAAGTTCTGTTTCATGGTACTGCACATCCGGTAAGACACTTGTATATTCTTTGACATAATCCCAAGCAGTTCTTTTTGCCATTGAGTATGTCGGTGCTAGATAATAATATCTAGGTCGAGACAAGGTATTCTGCATTGCCTTTTTTAGCATTTCATTAATGCACAAAACTGTTTTGCCAAATCGTCTATGGCAGACCAACACATTAAAACGTTTAAGATCTTTGTGGACTTCTAGTTGGTGTTCTCTAGGTTTGTAGGGTATGACAATTTTCACGCATCCTTACTTCCTTGCTCGTTTAAGTAATCTCTTATTCTGGCTACGTCATTGCCTTTAACTTGACCTTTACCTGCTGTTTCTGGATATTTGGTTTTGTTGTTAAGTGCGATGACCAATTCTTTGAAGGGGTCTGTTACTTTTTTAGTTTTTTTCTTTTTCATAAAAAATTCGTAAGAGGTTTGTTTTGTGTTGAAATAGGTTACATTTGCAGTCTGCAAGACCTCGTGGGGTTGCCACAATATTTATTTCATATAGTGAAACAAATAATAAATCATATGATGTTCTGCAAAATATCAGATATTATTAATAATATTAATTAACCATAATCTGACCATATAGCTATTTTTTAAAGCATAGCCTAGAATAATATACTAGGTACTGTTATATATTAATAAATTATAATAAAATATCAGACATTTTATAAAAAATATTATATTTTTTTCTCACACGAGACGTTTGGCAATAAAATTATTTTTCTTATAATTATTTATTATTATCCCTACCTTTTTTATTCATCTCTATTTATATTAAACCCTACTTAACATCTATTTTAATACTATATTCGCCTATATTTAGTCACTAGCCCAACTAATCTCTATCTTCTTATCATCTGTATCAGTAATACTTAATGTTTGTTTCTCTGTACCATATCTCTTGCTACTGAGCTTGCCGGCTTGCCATTGAACATTTTTGGCATAAACCTCGAGTAGTTTGACTTTTGACATAGGAATATTCTTATCTTCGAGAGCATCCTCAATACGTTCATCGAGACTACTTATGAGCATTTCAATTCCTGCTTCTTTGCTTTTGTAGTAAGCATCTCTGAGCTTATCATCCTTGTCCATCCATTGTCTCCAGACATTGTAACTAATCCCACATTGTTTCGTGGCATTCTTTATTCCCATGCCTTGTTCCAGGAGTATTAATACTTCACGACATAAAGTCTTGCTGTATTTACTTGGTCTACCTACTTTGGTTTGTTTAACTGGTACTGTCATTAGTGTATTGTTATTTCGTTCTTTGGATGAATGATATCGCCATCAGTAGACTCTGACTTCATTGTTTGTGCAAAGTCCATAGCTTCTTGCTCCGATGCAAAGTTGTAGTATCTAATAATTATTTCTGATTGTTCAGTTTCCGGATTTTTAACCATGAACACACTACAAAACAGATCGTCTGCTAAAAGTTTCATTTAATAAATACCTTATGTCCTCCACAGTCAAATAATGCTTATGCTTGTTAATATTGTTGTATGCTTGGATAACATCCTCTGGCTCTAATCCTGCGAAGGAACATACTAACTTGAAGTCTTTACCACCAACCCAATCAAGAGCTTCTTGGTAATACTTACTGTTTAGTCTATTTTGCCAGAGAAATTTATTACAAGCATCAGTTAATCCTTGAACTAAACAAGCAATCCAAAGTCGCTGTTCGTTCATATAAAAAAAAGCCACCTTGCAGATGGCTATAATTGTTGTCGTAATTTATGTGATTATGTATGTTTCTAATGATTTACTAACCATTTGTTAATAGATACAAATACAGAACTACATTTTAAAGTATTCAACCAACCTATCTAATGCTTCTCTTAATTTATCCATTTGTTTTTTAGCCGGTTTATTCTCTACGATCACTTGCCATATTATGTGCCAATGATTACCCAACTCTTTAATGATAAAATGAAACTCTGAATAACTGTCTATGCTACTAACAACAGAATGTTCCTTGCTGCCTTGTCCTAAGTTTTCTTTTAAACTAGCAGTAACTCTTTGTCGTATTCCTGCATTCTCTGATATTTGGTCAAACTTATATCCTGCCCAATATCTTCTACTGTTGTTCTCTGAATTAGTTATATCAAG